TCTTCTTCATTAAGATTTAAGTTATCATATAAACTACGACCTACCGTTTTATTGATTATTTGATAACAAACCTTATTGTCTAATATATACACTACATATGCTACAGGAATATCTTTATATTTGAATAGATAACAAAATGTAAAATTATCATTCCAATAGGAATACTTAGCCATTGCTTTTTTTAATCTTATCCAACCTTTAGGAACTTTATCAATTTCTTTTTTATATTTTTCCCAAGCTAAATTTAATTTATTGATATCTTCTTTATCTTTAAGAACATTTTCATAATCTAGAGCACCTTCATTTTTAAGAACTTTAAATGTTAAATTTGGCATTTTTAAAAGCTTGTTAATACCTTTTTTATGTTTCCATTTATTCTTATCTATTTTTTCAAAGTTATTTTTTATATTACTGTAAAAATTATAACTTTGTATCTTTTCACTAAATTGATAATACTTTTTTACAGTTGCTTCTTCTATTTCATTTACGCCTATTTTTTGTGCTAATTTATTTTCAGATATTTCTTTCAAAACTTTTAACTCAGTATTCTGATTTTTTAAATAACTAATAGGAATACCTTCTATACGATTGTAAATAGATTGAAACATTTGCACTCGTTTTAATACTATAAAAACTTTATCATTGTTTACCTTTACAATAACCAATCTTCTCATTCTGTCTTGATAAATTTTATTATATTCGTATGTATATTCTGAGGGCAAAATATATTCAGCACCATATCTACTTTTTTTCTCTCTTTGCACAAATTTAATTTCTTCTTTACAATCAACTATTGATTCTGAATACACTTTGTAAAAATCATCACTTGTACATTTACTTAATTCATTAAAATTTATCATCGTATAACATTACTATTTCCAATAATCCAGAAACATGAATTTTCACTCTCATTTATTAAATTTTTCATCATCTCCCAAGATTTGGATTCATAAATCATATCTAATTCAAAGCCTACATTTTTCTTTAAAAGTTTATGGTATGAGTAATTACCAGTATGATATTCATAATCATATTCCCATTGCATACCTTCTAAATTTCTGTGTATCGATTCTCTACGATCATATCCAAAAGGTTGTAATGCCACAACCCTAAACTTCTTATCAAACATCTTTATACCCTCTAAAATGCCTGTAAAGGTAACACCACTTCCTAATGGAACATAAAGAGTATCACATTCTATATTCTTTACTTGTTCTGCTATACTGGTAATAATAGAAGAACGATAAGTCTGGGCCGCATACCCAAACAATATTGGAAAGAATTTTCTTTCTTCATTTAATTTATTTAGATTGTAATAAAGTACATTATTAAAACCTTGAGACTCACTAAGAACAATCAATTCAGAGTTGTATTTTTCACACCATTGTATACCTATCTGTTTTCTTGCATTATCTACGGTTGTATTACCAAATCCAATTATAGAGTTTAATCCAAACTCAAATGCAACCCTAGCAACAATAGGTGACTGTGGTGATATAACAGAAGCTGCGGTTGCAATAGTGCTATCACATTTTGCATGGATATATTCTAAATTAGTCTCTACTAAATCTCTGCATTGTCTAATCTTACCACCAGTAATAAAATCCTCACCATAGGGGGCATAAAGATCATCTCTCTTATACTTTATTCCATCATATTCTTCTACTGGTGTTAAGCTCATGCAAGAAAACTCTCTAAACTGCCTGATTTGGGAAACAAATCTATAGTCTTATCTTTTGCAAAACACCATACATTCTCTATATAGATTTTGTTCATAAACTCATTCATTGCATCCTTATCAAAGTTTCCATCCTCATCAGAGAATACTGACTTACCTTGAGGCCTTTGCATTATTCTCATACCAATCTGTCCTATGAAATCATTTTTCATGGAATTTACTAAATCATCACCACTTCTGTAGCGCTTTCCTTTAACTTTAGGGTCAAGTATATTAACTAGCAGAAACCCCTCATCACTAAGAGAATCAAAACTTTTCTTTGAAACTGGTAAATAGAAATTGTCTCTCCACTTTTCATAAGTATCATATTTTTTCCAAGATTGTAAGTCTTCTTTGTCGCCCCCTTCGTTATAGCGCTCAGTACTGAAGTATGGTGGACTAGTAAATGCACAATCTACATTTTCTATTCTATCCCAAGGTAAATCTTCAGCTCCACAATTATACATTTGAACAGTTTTTTTACCACCAGTAAGTTTATCAAAAAAACCTATCATTTTCTTATAACGTGTAAATGTATTTGGATTAGGATCACACCCTATATAATGTGTAGCATTAGAAGCATAAAATCCCGTAAGTCTGTCGCCCCACCCCATAGAAGTATCCAATACAGTTTTTGCATTAGTCATCTCATAGAAAGTTTTTGCTACATTTGGTTTGAATTGTGTTGCAATATAACATCCAAGTCTAAATGCACTAATATATACATCTTTGGATAATTCTTTATCTATATTAATACCTCTCCATATAGGACCAAGAGCCCCCCACACATTATCTCCATCAGTCCATCTTGTCAATGGTGCTTTAAAACCATAAGAGTTACATGACATTCGTAGGTCGTGCATAAAAGAATCACTTATATAGTTGTAAATTGAAGAGGCATCAATAACGCCCAATCCATACTTACTATAGGGATATGCATAGTCATCATATTTTTCTAATACTTCTTTACCAGAATTATTAATAAACTTATTATAGTCTACAGTCTTGAGTTTGTGGAAAGTCTTAATTACTTTCTCTTCACTAAATTGTTTCAGTGGATATGGTGGTTTGTCTTTCTCAATATAATCTGCAAGAGCTCTACGAAAGTCCTCTCTACCATACTTCTCCGTGACAGAAACGAACTGTGATGTATTCATTATAGGAAGCCCATCTTTATTTGCGCTCTTTTTTAAAATTTCGTAAAGTTCCTTGGAGCGGGCAGAGGAAATCGAATCCCCATCATCAGATTGGAAATCTGAGGTAATACCATTATACGATGCCCGCATTAAAAGAAATCCTCTAAAGTGCCTTGAGAACCATAACTACCGTCAATAGCCCACTTGATTTTGTCCGTAATAAATTTCAACGGTTCAATAAAACTTTTTTCATATTGTAAATTATAGTCTATAAACTTATGTAAGTCAAGTTCCTTTGGCATTTTTGTTATAAACGAAAATGCACTGGACTGATATGCATTTGGTTCTTTAAGGTATAACCAGCTTATTTTCTCACCTTCTAGTATGTAAGGGTATTTGTTGGATAATTTGTTTTTGTCAACCAAGTGATTATATAATATGGCCCCCTTAACATGAATGGGGGCTCTGGATTTAAAGAAACCATATTGAATTGTTTCACCACTTTCAATATTATAGGTATTCTGTGCGTTATCTGTGTACTTTTCAACACCATTTACTGATCTTGGATATGCTATTTCTTCTGGGGGGAGGGTCATAAATTCTTCTCTAAATTCCCGTATAAAGGTATTTAGCGTTTTCTCATCACCATTCATTATGATCTTGAGCGCCTCTTTAAGTTTATCTCGGCATGGCGCAGGAGTCGAACTCTTAACCGCTTCGATGCCCATAATTTTTAATTTGGGTTTTTTGTATCGAACACCTTCGTTATCGTAAACATTGAGAATATATCGTTTCTTTGCCGTCCAGATTCCTTTGTCTGCAATAACCTCTCGGCCCATTATCATTTTTTGGTCATATGCTTTAACCAATTTAGCAAGGGCTTGATAAGACTTGTCAATAAATGGTTCCAACTTATCAGTTGCCACTTTATCCAAGAATTTGACCACCTTAATAATCTCTGGTGATTCCCCAAACACCTTACTAACCAATTTGTCAAAAGTGAGATAAACTGAATCCGTGTCGGAAGCAATAACATAATCTTCTTTATCAGTTTCAAGAATTTTGTTAAGATATATGTTAAGATCTCTTTCAATCCATCGTATAGCCAACTGGCCGCTAGTTGTAATCGCTTCAGCGTTTCGCAAATCAAAATACCTAAACCAATGATTCCCAATAGCACCATACGCCGAGTTAAGAGATATCTTCTTCGCCATCTGGATATTGTTGTATCTTGAAATAACCTTGAGTAAAGACTTGTCCTTCGTGTTCTCATATTCTTGTTCAGCTTTCAATAATAGTTTTTTATATTTAACTCTATCATTATAAATTGTCTCCATTAATTCTGGCAGAAACCCCCTCTTATCTTTTCTAAAAAATGCACCATTTGGAGCCATGCAATACTCTGTATTATTTTTAACCTTACCGTCTAAAATTTTATTCACCATATCCCCAGAGGATTTTTCCTTTGATGGAATAAGAGTTTCTGGTGAAATATTATACTGCATTATCAGGTGTGGATATAGACTATTTAAATCAAATGACATTACCCATTTATGTATACCAATTTGAGGTTCTTTAACATAAGCACCCTCATATTTTTCAACCTTTTTTCTTTGTTTCTTGGGTGGTATGACAATCTTTTTCTTACAAAGATGGTTGTAGATGATTATGTCCCAAAATCTCACAGTTCCAAGAACATCTGTAAAGTTCACCTTGGCTTCATATGCCATCGTAAGACACAGCTCAATCAGTTTCATCTTATCTTCTAATTTATCAACCAGCTCCACATCGTTAATGTTGTATTCGATAAATGATTGATAATCTTCAGTATACCATTCACGAAACGTATCATAGGGATTTCCTGATTTACGTTCACCCAATTCCACGAATGCAATATGGTCAAGAGTATATCGTTCCTGATTAGTGTATGTGAACTTACGATATAAATCAAAATAATCTAATGCAGCAATACCGTCTAATGTATATACCTGATGCGTTCTACCCATCTGATACACTTCTCTGGAAAATATATTTTTCCAAGGAGACAGACGCTTAACTTGATCCTCCCCCTCATCAAAAATATTTAT